GCCAGGCAGGAAAGAGAAAGGGCCGCCGCCCGAAGACGACGGCCCCCTGCAGAACCAGTTACATCATCCGCGACTGAAGCCACGTGAGCGCAATCGCAACGATCGTCACCTGTTCGGGGCTGTCCATCGTGTACGCGAACTGGAACTGTCCGTAGTCGAACAGGACACAGTGCTTGTACTTCTCTGGATCCAGCATGGAGGGTGGCCGATGATCGCGGCCATCCGGCTTGGGGTTCGCTTCGACATAGGCCGCGATCGCGGCGAACGCCTCATCGAACAGAATCGCCCACGTCCAGTAGTCCCGGACCCTGTCTGCTGCTTGTTGGCTCAGGCGGACTGCAACGATTGCTTCAGCTCCGACCACATGACTGTGCGGCCGGCGGCCACATCCTCCAAGCCCTCGTCAACCGCCCGGCAGAACCGGGCACTCGTCAGGGCTTGTGTCCACGTCATCCTACGCGACGGGGTCGCCTGCATCTTGGCGCGGAAGTAACTCGCCATCGATGCGAGGGTGATGTCTCCACTGGCGTTCTGCCACGGTGCCTCGCGATGCGTCATGTTGCGAAGCGTGAGCGCCGAGAACTGGCCGTAGGACTCTGCGATGTTGTCCAACAAGTCGGTCACATCAGCAGCCAGACTCGGCTTAGCGAGGTTGCGCGGGATGGGCTGGCGCCCGTGACGCTTGAACTGGTCGTAGACCGAGCGCACGACGGGGCCGTGGGGCCATGCTTCCAGCGTGTCGCCGAAAAGCGGCCTGCCGTACAGCGCGAGGTAGTGACCCTGCGCGTAGTACAGCAACTTCTGTAGCTTGAGGTGGGTAATCCCTTCGCCCGAATCCGCATCCTGGGTAGTGATGAAGTAGCGGGCGACGGCGTCGGCGGTTGACATGCGAGCCTCTCCTGTCGTCCGTTCCAGGAAGGGCGTCTACGCGCGTCCCTCCTTACACCAGATGCTAGCGCACGTCAAGGGCGCTTGCCTAGTGCGCTAGATGGTCGCATGCGCTCACCACAGCGGCCATGGTACCGACGGCCCAGCCTGTGACGTCCGCCTATCTCCCCGGCGGGAGCTCCCGCGTCATCGGAGCACCTCGTCGATCACGCCCGCGACCAGGTCTGCCGGCCGCCAGACGATCGCCTCGATGCTGGGGGCGGGTTGACCAATCGCCAGCTCGGCTCGCCGCCTCTCTGCGGACGAGGCGTCCCACTGCAGAGCGCCAAGCAGGTCTAGGAGCGCCTGTCTGCGCGGGCTCAGAGTCAAAGGGCGGTCCGGCGCGAGCACCGCGAATACGAGCCGTCGGTCCTGGCGGCGGATCAGCGTCAGGTCGGGCCAGCCGATCTCCGACCCGGTCACCTTCGGCCGCGAAAGCACCACGCCAGTCAGGAGCCCGGTGCTTGCCTCGCGCGCTGGGTGCGGCACGTGCCAGCCTCGGATCCCCGCAAGCTCGATCACCGCGCGCCGGAGGTCTGTGAGCACGCGTCCATGAGCATGCCCCGGCATCGGCCGCCGGCCCCACGGGACATGGATCGGGCCGGGCGGGTCCATCGTGTCGCTCACGTGCTCGCCGCTCATCGGGCGAACCAGCCTGATGCGTGAGAGCGGTCGCCCATCATGGCCGCGTGCCCGCGTGCCCGCGTGCGTGACGTCGCGCCTCGGGCGCCACCGCGTGCGGGCATCGGCCGGCGGCCGGGAGGAGCGTCCTGGAGAAGCATGAGAGCATGTCGCCGATCCTGGTCCCGGCGGACCGGAATCAAACACACGTCAAACAGACGTCTTATTCGCTCCGCCGTCGAGAGTGATGGCGGCGGAGTCGACGTCGAACTCGTGGCGGGCGTTGCGCAGGGTGCGCTCCTCGACCCCCAGTCGCTGCGCGACCTGCTTCCAGTAGGGACGGCGCCCGGCCTCCCGCCACAGCTCGCGGTAGGCGGTCTCGATCGCCTCCCGAGACGGGATCAGATATGGCCCACGTGGGCGCCCGCGACCGCGTGGTCGGGGTCGCACCGTAGGCGGGCGCGTGGCGAGTGTGGTGGGCTCGGACACGCGATGCGACGTCACGTCCTCGAATGTCGGGCGGCCGGAAGCCGTCGAAGGCCAGGTCGAGGTCTGCGAACTACGGACGGACGCCTGTCGCTCCGCCTCGCGGGTCAGGCTCTTAGCGTGGGCCATCTCCGTCTCCCGCCGCTTCTTCGCCTCCCGGTCCTGCCGGTCGCGATCGGCGGCCTCGGAACGCTGAAGGTTGCGCTGGGCTTCGCCGATCCGCTGGTCGAGGCGGGCGCTGTCCCTCATGAGATCCGCGACCCGGCGCTCGGCGTAGCCCAGATCCCGCTCTTTGCTCTCGGCGGAGCGCAGCTTCGAGGTGCGAGTCGACGGGCTCGTGGAGCGCGCCGCCTCCTCGCGCATCCGCGTGGCCTCGGCTCGCAGCTTGGCTGCCTTGGCGTTCTCGTCGGCGATCCTGGCCCGCAGCTTGGCCTGGTCGCCGGTGAGGCGCTCCCAGGCTGACCTGTACATCGACGTGCTCAAGATCGTGCTCCATGGGCCGACTCGACGAATCGGTGCAACGAGGAGTCACCCACCTCCCGGCCGAGTCGCATCCCGAGGTCCAATCATGCACTTCCCTCGTCGTTCGCTCGGCATGCTCGAAGGCTAGCAAGGATCAGAGCGGGCGGACGTCTGCGATCCGTAGCACCTCGTCGCCGTAGTGGTTCACGACCTTCACGGCGATGCGGCCGCTGCGGGGCCTGGGGAATGGCCGCGACACCGCGGAGTAGAGCGACTGCCAGGCATCAGGGTCCACATCTGCGTTGAGGGCGCGGGCCAGCTTGTCGCAGGGCTGGTCGCCACCCAGGAAGTAGGCGTGGCGGACGAAGAAGGCCTCTCCGTTGTAGTCGGTGTCGATGAACCACGTCGCGATGTCGTCGGGGCCCGATGAGCGGACCTGGCCGGTGTTGGGGTCGAAGATGTCGACGCCACAGATCTCCACCTGGAGCTGGCCATCACCGGAAGGGCCAACGTCGATGTCGGGCCGGCCGAACACCAACTGGACTTCCAGTTGACAGACTCCCCGGCCGAACGCATCATCCGGGCCATCGTGGGCGCGAGGCAACCCGGCCCGAACGTGGACCTGTTTCACGTTCCCCGGAACGCATGCGCCAAGGGAGGTCGTATGCGAGTCCGGCGGTCCCTCATCCTTGCGGCGGGTGTGCTTCAGGTGGCCGCGCTTTCGATCGTCACGGCGACAACGGCGAACTCGGGCGAGGTCGCGACCGCCTCGGCGCAGCGAGAGCGACTCGGCTTCTCGACGGAGCCCGCTCTCGTCGAGTCCCTGCTGCAGTCACCATCATCGGACGACGCCTGGGGCGTGCCGCTGACCGCCGACGAGGCCGAGGAAATGGATCGTCGCTCCCGGATCCCCATCCTCATCGAAGATCTCAGGAACTACGTCGAGGGACATCCGCGCCGCTTCGGCCAGCTGTGGATCGACCAGGCGGCTGGTGGGCAGCTCGTCATCGAGGTCACGGCGGCAGCCGACGAGAGTGATCGCGCGGCGACGCGGTCCCTCCTGCCCGATGGCATGCCGATGCGGTTCGAGACCGTCGTCCACGCCATGGTCGACCTCGCCGCCGTCCAGGCGGATCTGTCGGCCGGCCTCGCCGAGGGGCAGGAGTCGCATCGCGGCATCGCGGGAATCGGCGTACCACGCGGATCCAATCGATTGGAGGTCACCGTCATCCCTCAGCGACGCGACGCCATCGAGCGGCTCATCGAGGAACGCGGGCTCAAGAGCATGGTCCGCATCGTCGAGGGCGAGTATGACCGGTCCACGGCCTGCAACGATCGTCTCGACTGCTGGCAGAGCCCGATGCGTGGCGGCCTGCGCGTCAATCCGGACTTCTGCTCCACCGGATACGTCGTCTACGACCTCACGAGCACCAACGAGCGGCTGATGACCGCAGGTCATTGCCTGAAGGGCGACATGGGGGACATGCGGTGGCACGATGTCGCCTCACACCATCTTGGCGAGGGCCTGCTCCACTCGTACACCAACAACAGCTTCGGTGACTTCGGCCTGCTCAAGATGAACGAGATCCAGTCCTGGGCGGACCACGTGGTGTATCGGACCAACGATGACAAGGCACACCCCATGCACGCCTATTCGGATGCCGCCCCCGGGTTGTGGGTATGCATGCTCGGAGCGACCAGCGGTCGCCGGTGCGGAGATATCGACTTGGGGTCCTACACGTCGTATGGCGACGACGGGGTCACGCTCCTGTACCAAGTGACCGCGAAATACACGCCACAAGGGGGAGACAGCGGAGCGCCCGTGATCAATGGGGACTACTACGTCGGGCTGCAGTCGCGGAAACGCGGAAACGGCGACGGCGTCTTCAGTGACATGGCTTTCTTCAATGCCGTCACCGGGTTCGAGGACTACAAGGTCTGTGTCGTGGGCGGCTCTTCCGAGTGCTAGGAGGCGAGATTCCGTGCTGTCCACCGTTCGAGGCGTCGGCCGAAGCTTGTGCCTGTTGCTCGTCGGCTGCTCCCTCCTCGCCGTCGCGGCGCCGATCCGGGGGGCCATCGCACAGGACTGCAACCTAGAGCCCGGCAGGCCGGTCGATGCTGCCTCGGTGCGCGGCACCGCGTTCATCGGGACCTTCCGAGGGGACGACACGTGGGACGTGGAGGAGACGCTGGCTGGCGATCCACTGGGCGACACCCTCGAGTACGACGCGGATCCCTGCCAGCCCCTCGATTTCGTCGCCGGTGTGCGCTACCTCGTCAGCACGAGCTCCCCCGAGCGCCCGGACTCGTACACCACGGTCGCCTACCGTCTGCTGCCGGATGATCACGCGCGCCTCGTCCAGTTCGAGAGCGCCGTGCCGCGGGAGCTGTATCCGCCCGAGTTCCGCGTCGGGACGCTGGCGGAGGCAATCGCCCTCGTGGCTCCCGATGCCGTTCTCCCGGACACCTCAACCGCCGACCCCGGACTCCTCGACGGTGTCGCGAGCCTGCTCGCGTCGCTGGGGCGATTCCTGTCCGACCTCGTGGCATCCGACTGGACAGGCCTGCGGACGTCGCGCTGATGTCCCAAAGGTTGAGGCCGGGGACACTCCACCGGTCCGACCACCGTCCGACGACCCGCCCCTCCGACTGGATGCCTGCTTGGCCCATCGGGACGCGGCAACCCCCCGCTCACCACCGGGCAGCCAGACTCAGCGGTCAGGTTTCGGAAGCGACAGCGCCGCCGGGACCCCACGTCTTCTTCGTCGCCGCATCGCGACGGAGGTCAGCCATGCAAGAGTCGCTAGATGAAGGGCTGAACCGCGCCACTAACCCCGAATCCACCGAGGCGCTGACCGGCTGAGGCTGCTGGAACGAGGAATCAGGTGCCCTTCGTGCTGGGAAGATGGCGTTGAGAACAGCCCATCGACCCAACGAGAGGAGCACATGACGGATGCGATCATCGCACAGCCTCGACCGCCTCGACACGGCCTTCGATGACGACCGCCTGGTGCCTGACGCCGGTCTGATCCTGCCCGCCACGCTGGCCCATCACCTGGGCGTCGGAGCACTGGTCGACGAGCACCTGGACCTGGGCGCGAAGGTCGGTCGCGCGAACGTCGGCGACAAGTTCCTGACGCTCGTGATGTCGGCGCTCGCGGGCGGCGACCACATCGACCACGTGGACGCCCTGCGGGCCGGTGGCACGGCCCGGGTGCTGGGCTTCGCGGTCAAGGCGGCCTCGACGGTGGGCACGTTCCTGCGCTGTCTGACCTGGGGCCACGTGCGCCAGCTCGACCGGGTGAGCCGGGAGCTCCAGGCCCGGGCCTGGGCCGCGGGCGCCGGACCCGGCGATGGACCGTTCACCATCGACCTCGATTCCACCATCTGCGAGACCTACGGCCTGAAGAAGCAGGGTGCCCTCCGCCCCGGCTACACCGGTGCACGCGGCTACCACCCGCTGCTGGCGGTCGCGGCGGGCACGGGTGACATCCTGATGGCCCGTCTGCGAGAGGGCCGCGCCCACAGCGGCCGCAGCGCCGGCCACTTCCTGCGGGAGACCGTGAGCCGGGTGCGATACGCCGGCGCCACGGGGCAGCTCACGATGCGCGCCGATTCCGGCTTCTACACCTGGGAGGTGGTCTCCATGTGCCGGAGGCTGAAGGTGCGCTACTCGGTCACCGTGCGCATGCACAAGGGGCTCCGGGCGCTCATCGAGGCCATCCCCGAGGATGCCTGGACGCCCATCCCCTACTGGATCGACGGTGGCGCCGACGTGGCCGAGACCGTCTACAGGCCCTTCGCCGACCAGAAGGGTGCCGTCCCGGTCCGGCTGATCGTCCGGCGCGTGAGGCCGACCCCGGGCTCCCAGCTGGCCTTCTTCACGACGTATGACTTCCACGCCTTCATCACCGACCGGGAGGGGGACACGCTCACCCTGGAGGCCGACCATCGGCGGCATGCCGAGGTGGAGAACGCCATCCGCGATCTGAAGTACGGCGTCGGCCTGAACCATCTCCCCTCGGGCAGGTTCGCGGCCAACGGTGCCTGGCTGGCGGCGCAGGTGATGGCGCACAACCTCGCGCGCTGGACCGCCCGCATCGGCCTGGGCGAGGGCATCGTCACGACGAAGACCCTCCGTCGCCAGCTGTTCGGGCTGCCGGGACGGCTCACGCGGTCGGCACGGAGGCTCACGCTCCACCTGCCGGCACGCTGGCCCTGGGCGGAGCGCTTCCTCAGCGGACTGGAACGCATGCGGGCCATCCCCATCGCCGCCTGAACGTCGCTTCGTCGCTCCTGGACCGCGCTGCGGCATGCCCAGAACGGTCCAGCGGGGCCTCGCGAACGCCCTGAGACCCTCTGGGGCCATCGATCGGACCGCGCCCCGGGCGGTCTGACGGCGCGCCACGCCTGGATCGGGGCGCTCCATCATCCTGGGGACCCATATCGAGCCACGATCACCGGCTCACGCCCGTCGTTCGGTGGATTCGGGCTAACGTAGATTGTTCGTCGATCTGGAAAATCTTCCGGTCGCCGATTGACCGAACCCTTGCCGAGAGCCGACCGGCGCGGACCCCGCTCCCGGGCCCAGTGCGGGCCCACGCCCGACTGCCGCGCGGCGTCCTACACCGACATGTACTGCCCGGGCCATCGCTCCAACCTCTCCAGCGTATCCGAGCCGGGTCCGGAGTCGAGGCCTTCCCCCCGATATCGTCGCCTTTCGTTCTCGCGGACAGCTCCGAGAGAGTTGACACTCGCCGCGATCGGGGCCGGTGGGGTCGAAGGTCGGCCCACCACCCCGCAAACTTGCGGAAGCTCATTATCGACCTGATCGGCGGCCCGGCGTGCGGTACGGGCGGGTTCCTGCTTATCGCCCACGAGCACGTGATGGCGGACAACCCGGTACTGGACCCCGACCAGCTCAAGCGCTTGCCGGAAGAGGCCCTTCGTGCATCGACATCGGAGACCTCACCCACCGGCTATGCGTGAGGAAACATGCTCCTGTGCGGGGTCTCCGACCGCCCCGCCGCCCATCACGAGGGAAGATGCATTGGTAAGCCAGATCAACTTCGTGCAACACATCAAGACCATCCTGGCCATCAACGGCCGGGCGGCAGTCGTCGTGCCCGACAACGTCCTGTTCGAGGCCGGCGCCGACGAGACCATCCGCCGCAACCTGCTCACCGAATGCGAGGTGCACACCGAATGCGAGGTGCACACCCTGCTCCGCCTTCCGACGGGCATCTTCTACGCCCAGGGCGTGAAGGCCAACGTGCTGTTCTTCGACCGCAGGCCGTCGTCCGAGACGCCATGGACTCGGGCTCTGTGGGTGTACGACCTCCGCACCAACCAGCACTTCACCCTCAAGCGCGACTCCTCACCGGGTGAGCCTCGACGACTCCGTCGCAGTCTGTCGTGCCGATCACCAAGCCGCTTCGGATCGAGACGGACCGGTTCAGGCGGTTCACCCACCACGAGGTCGTCGCTCGCGACAAGCTGAACCTGGACATCATCTGGTTGAAGGACGACAGCGAGAGCGACGCTGCGGATCTGCCGGACCCGGACACTCTCATCGCCGAGATCGTCGAGGAGCTGACGGCAGCCGCGGCCGAACTGGCAGCCGCCGCATCGCCTGCTACCCAGTCGACGACCCTGGATCCCGACTACGACATCGCGAGGTAGATCACCTTCCCCACAGACCCGTCCGCCCCGTCCGTCGCCGGCGCTCCGCCTGGAGCGGTCCCCTTACCGCCGCCCGCCGCCCGGATGGTCCCTGGCCCGGTGAGGACCGTGTAGACCAGCACGACCACGCCCCCGCCGCCGCCTCCTCCGCCGCCACCCCAACCGACGTTCACCGCGCCGTTCCCACCGTTGCCGCCGTCCGCGTGGATGACGCCCGAGCCGTTCGCAATCTTGTGGGCCTTCACGATCACCACCCCACCGCCGGCGCCGCCGCCACCACCCGAGCCGAGGATGCCGGTCGTGCCACCGGCCCCACCACCGGCCCCTCCCAGGAACTGGCCCGACCCTGTGCTGCCCAGCACCCAGCCCATCGCACCCCAAGGGAGATGCCGTGGGTTGCCACGCTCAGCGGCGATCGCGGGCGCCGAACCACCGGCCCCTCCTGCGCCGCCACCGGACGAGGCACCACCCGTCCCGCCTGCACCCCCGAAGCCGAGCGTGGTGTTGGTGGCCCCTGCCGATCCCGCCACCGAGCCCGAAGAGGTCACCCGGTCCCCTCCCTTGCCCGATGAGCCGCCCAGAGACTTCGCGGTGAGCGCGGCCCCGCCGCTGCCGCCGTTGGCGCCGTTGGCGGCCACTCGGCAGATGGTGCCGTCGTTGTTCAGGGTGCCGCGCACGTTGAGGTGGTAGCCGTTCGTGTCCACGGTCACGCCTGACGAGACCGTGCAGGACGTGAGGTGGGTGTCCCGGCTGAGGGTATAGACCGAGCCCGACCGCGATGAGAAGGACGCGAAGTTGGTGGAGCCGTCGAAGGTCGCCGCACCGTCGGAGCCGTCACCGAACCAGCCGCGATCGGACGGCGCGCTGTCCACGATGTCAGTCGCCGACGGCATCCCGTGGACATGATCCCTGCGGGCGGCCTTCGCGGCGGCTCCGGTGGCCGCGGCATCGCCGAACGTCTGGGTGGTCGGCGCGGTGGCGTCGAACGCCGCGATCGTGGCATCCGAGCGGATGACGGTGGGCGCCGCTCCCGTGGCCGCCGCGGAGCCGAGCACGATGGCCGGCGTCGCGAAGGATGAGCCTGGTGAGGCGGGCATTCCGTGGACGTGGTCTCGTCGAGCGGCCTTCCCGGCGGAGCCCGTCGCCGCCGCATCCCCGAAGCCCTGGGTCACCGGCGCCGTGGCGTCGAACATGGCGAGCGATGCGTCGGTCCGGATCGCCGTGCTCGCGGCTCCGGCGGCATTACTGGTCCCGAGCGTGAGCGCTGGTGCCCCGAAGGACCCGCTCCCTCCCCCGCCACCGAAGACGCCGAGCGCCACGAGCGCGCTACCCGATGAAGCGGACTCGATGAAGCGCCCGAACGCGCCGGCGGATGGCGACGAGCCTGACTTGGCCTGGCCATCGGTGGCGGACACCGAGGCATAGTGGCCACGGGTGACCGCCGAGGCGATGAGCACGGGGCAGGTCCCGGCGGTCATGACCGCGACCATCCCGTGGTCCGTCGGGTCGGTAGCGGTGAACATCACGCCATCGTCGTCCTCGTAGGAGCCGACCACGATGCCGAGCACGTCGGTGCCGTCCTCCGTGGCCGCGGCGATCACGCGTCGATCGTCGTAGGAGCCCTTGAGGGAGACCAGAGTCCCGATCGCCAGGCTCGCCCCGGTGCCGTTGCTGAACGGCTGGACGACCGCTGTGGCGTAGCCCTTCGCGTTGCCGGTGCCACCATGCGTGATGCCCAGCACCCGGCGGACGCCCCGGTCGAGGTCGAGCAGCCAGCGCCGGCTCATCCGTCGGTCCGGAAGCGGAATGCGACGAGCGTGTCGGCGGGTGGTGGCTCCCGGAAGGTGACCGTGGTGGTACCGGCGTCGACGGCGTAGTCGACGCCCAGGCCGAGGATGACGGCACCCCAGCGGGCCTCGGGGATGCCCTCGCCGTTCCAGCCATCGAGCGTCCAGGTGTCGTTGGATCCGTCTGCGTCGCCGGCACCGGCGGGGCTGACCCACGAGGTGCGCCCGGAGCCTGATGCCACGAGCGTCGTGACGGTGATCGAGCCCGTGGACGGCGCCGTCCCCCGTCCGCTGTTCGCCTCGCCGCCCACGACCGGTCCGCCGAACTCGGACGTGATGACGTCGCCGCAGACCGCCCAACCCGAGGCCGCCCGCCAGGCCGGCGCGATCACGAAGTGGTTCGTGCCGCCGTCGACGACTAGTGAGCCCGGCACGTACACCGTGCCGCCGGCGTCGGTGATGGTGCCGATGACCGTGAAGTCGCCGAGGTGGGAGGGAGCGGCGTTCGCCCAGCCGACGAGGAACGAGCCGCCATCCGCCACGCCGAGCACCGTGCCGAGCGCCCCGATCTCGACCCGGGCGCCAAGGATGCCATCGGTGCCCGACGCGGTCACCGTGTACCACGCCTCCCAGGTGACGCCACCCGGGCCCCACAGACCACCACCGAGCGGGCAGCCCGACACGGTGTAGGCGGTGTTCTGGCTGACCCACGAGCCGATGTATGCGGCGCCTGCGGTGAAGAGGCCGTTCCAGGCGTCCTCGAGCAGCGAGTCGTGGACCGACTGCCGGTCGCTGACCGCGAGCGTCGTGCCGTCCGTCACGTCCGATTCCGCGTCCGAGCTCGTGCCCTTGCGTTTCCGGGTGTTCCGGTTGGTGACGTCGCGGTGGCTGCCGCGCCGCTTGCGGCGGTCCCGGAAGCGGACCTCGCAGCGCAGGTAGGCCTCGCCGTCCTCGTCGTGGGGGTCGACGGCGCTGATGTCCACGCTGACCAGCACCACGGTGGTGTCCAGCGACCACAGGTCGTTGACGAGCCCGGCCTTCATGCCACCGCGCAGTCCCGGCTCCCAGCAGACCAGCGAGCCGTCGACGACCGGCGCCGCCTGCTCCGCGAGCGCCCGGTCGCCCGCACGCGTCCGCTGGGTCGCGGTCTTCAGGTCGCCGTCGTTGACCGCCCGCTCCTGGCGGCCGTAGGCGGCGATCGCGCCGGAGTCCGTCACCCAGCTCTGGTCGGACTCCCCCTGGACGTACACCGCCGTTGCGAGGTCGGTCGAGTCCCGGGCTCGCCGATACTCGGTGTAGGGGAACGAGGTGACGTGGTCGGGAGCCGTGTCGTCGAGCGCGAACGGTGCGCTGACGACCTCGTCGCGGGCCAGGTGGAGGTCGGCATCGAAGTCCAGGTAGTAGTGAGAGCGGGCCTCGTCGGCGACCTGGTCCAGCGCCTCGCGCACGGTCATGCCGTCGTAGGTCGCGGCATCGAGCGTCATCGACGGCGGGTCGACCCCGGCGGTGGTGATGGAGTAGTTGAGGAACGACAGGATCCAGTCGACCCGGTCGGCCACGGACTCGGCTGCGCGCTCGGCCGTATGGTCGATGACCGAGTCGTCCAGCTTGGCTGTGAAGTCCTGCGCGTCCAGGCCGTAGACACGGGGCCCGACCTCGGAGACCAGCGACTCCTCCACGGTCTTCAGGTGTCCCGCGAAGATGCGCGTCCCCGCGAACGTCACCCACACCTTGTCCTCGACATCGAAGGTGAGCGAGGCATCCTGATCCACCACCGAGCAGGAGAAGGCGGCGAGGTCCTCGGGGTGCGCCTCGGAGATGAGCACCGAGTCGAGCGTCGGCCAGAAGTCGAAGCCGCGGGTCTGGTTGTGGAACCGCCAGGTCCCCCGGCTCGGGTAACTCACGACGGCGATCCGACGAGCCGCCGGTCGCGGCGGCGGAGGTGCCGGCGGCGCTCCATCCGCCGCTCCAGCTCGTCGAGCCCGGCGTCGTTGGCGATGAGCGTACCGACGTGGATGTGGACGTCGCCTCCGCGCGGGCCTCCACCCACGGCGCCCACGGCGGCCCACGTGGCGCGGTCCGGCTGCCGCTGCTCCATCCACGCGGGCTGGCCTGGATGGGGCGTCAGGGCGGCACCCAGGCGCGATCCCATCCGCTCGACGTCGGTGACGTGTCGCTCCATGGGTACCAGCCACTCGCCCATCATGTGCGGGCCCCAGGACCGGATCGTGGACAGCGGCCCGGTCCGGGGCGGGTGGCTGAAGGCGATGAATCGGGACACCGCCCTCGCGATGTGCTGGGCGGCCTCCGCCGTCTGGGGCGCCGTGGCATACAGGTTCGATGCGAACTGGTCGCCGGCGTGGTCGCCGTAGGTCGCGGCCTTCGGGGGGACCGTGGAGAGGGGCCCCTTCGCCGCGTCGGCGACGTTCCCTGCGGCGGTCGACGTCGGCCCGACCGCCATCCGGAGCGCGGCCGGGAAGGCGTGGCCGGCCCGCCTCGCTGATCGTTGCATCTGCTGCTGCGCCCGGACGGCGCCGGTCTCGACGCTGTCCGCCAGCCTGCCCACATCGGCGCTCGTGCGCTTGGACGACCCGTCGACGATGGTGGCGACGTCGCCCCAGACGGTCTTCGCGTTCTGGCGGAACTGGCCCTGCGCGGTGCGGATGTCCTGGTACTGCTGGACGTAGTAGCTCGCGGCCACCGGGTCGTTCGCCTTGACCGCCGCGCGCATCCGGCGCAGGACGGTCTCGGTCGCCTTCCGGAAGTCGCCCAGCCGCTGCTTGTACGACTCCAGCTTCGGGCCCTTCGCCAGTGCGGAGCCCACCGCGTCCCAGGCGGTCTGGATGGAGCCCACGTTGGAGGTGATGCCGTCGGTGATGCCGTGCGCGTAGCGGGCACCCAGCGCAGCGCCCGAGGCGGCCGCACGCGTCGCCTGCCCCGCCTGGTCGAACGCCTGTCCCGCCGCCTTGGCGGCACCGGCCGCGACGTTCCCGACGACCGCGGCACCAGCAGCGTCCGCCGTGGCGGCGGTGTCCGCGGGCAGCCCGGCCAGGTACGACTCCAGCGCCTTGATCTGCTCCTCGTTGACCTGTGCCGGGTTGGCGCCGAAGAGGCCGTCGACGGCGGAGCCGAGGATGTTGCCCTTGGCGAAGTCCGCGAAGTCGTAGACGGCCCCCTTGATGCCGTCGAGGTTCTCGGGGATGGCCTTGAGGGCTGAGAGCTTCTGCTCCGCCTCGGCCCGCGACGGCGCATCCGCGAGCAGCTTCTTCATCGACTCGCTGATGTTGGCCGCCTGCTCGACGTTGGCCTGGCGGACCTCACCCAGCTGGCGCAGCTCGTCCGCGATCAGCAGCGCGAGGCCGACCCCGGCCGCCAGCTTGAACGCCATCCCGAACTTCCCGCCGGCCATGCTCCCGAACGACGACGCGGCGTCCCCGACCTTCGACATCAGTGGTCCGAAGAGCTTCTCGGCCGTCCCGAGGGCGGCGGACAGGGCGCCCTTGAACGCGCCTGCCGCCCGGGTGCCGGCGCCCTTGAACAGGGGACCGAGCGCACGGTCGAGACCGAGGGACTTGCCGAAGCTGATGGCCGAGACGGCGCCCGTGAGGACCGGACCCACCTGCATGCCGAAGCCCCGCAGGATCGCCAGCCCGCCGTTGACCGCGAGCTTCAGCCGCGAGGTCAGGGTGCTGTCGAGCGCGTCCGCGGCGTCCTCGGTCTTGCCCGTGATCGCGTCGAGGTCGAAGCCGAAGCGGGACAGGTCGCCGCCGCTCGTCTGCAGCGCCTGGGCGAGCTTGGGGCCGGCCTTGGCGCCGAAGGCGTCGATCGCCTTCTGCGCGCGCTCGAACGGGTCGACGGTGGTGGCGATGTCCTGGAGCAGCGCCTGCAGCTCCTCGGGCGACTTGACCTTGCCGAGCGCCTTGGTCATGCCGGTGATGCCCGCGCTCGCATCCACACCGGCCGCGTTGAACAGGTTGATCAGCTCGGTGCCCTGCTGCCAGTCCATGTTGGCGCCCTGGAGCACGGGAGCCAGCTTGGCCAGCACGTCCTGCGAGTCGGTGATCGAGCCGCCGTAGGTCTGCTGCCCGGCGACGAGCGTGTCCATGATCGCGGTCGTATCGGCGGCGGTCAGGTTCCAGGCGTCGAGGATGTCGTCGAACGCGAGCACGGCGTCCGCTCCCTGGCCCGTGGCGCGCTCGTAGCGGAGGAAGGACGTCAGGCTCGCGTCGGCCGCGTCACCGGTCAGGCCGAGGTCGGTACGGATCCTGGTCGCGCTGCTGGTGATGTCGTCCATCGAGACCAGGGAGGATCCTGCCGCCGCGTTCACGGTGTCCGCGAAGTGCCGGGCCTCCTCTGCCGACGCTCCCGTGTCGGCCTGGAAGCGGGCGGCACGGTCCTCCATCTCGAGGGCGCCCTTGGCGGCGAACGCAAGCCCACCGCCGATGAGGGCGCCGGCGACCTTCATCGATGCGCCCGCTCCGGTGGACAGGCCGCCGATGCTCTTCTCGGCCTTGGCGACACCCTGCTCGACACCCGTGGCGTCGAGACCGAGCTTGATGAGCAGGGATGCGAGGGTGCCCGGCATCAGCTCACCGCTTCCTGACGCCGCCGAAGACCGCCATCGCGGCGTCGATACGAGGACGCAGCGTCTCGACCTCGTGCGCCGGCCGCGATCCTCGCTGCGGCAGGAAGTCGTCCGGGGTCCACGGCGTCTTGCGGCGCTTGGGGTCGCGGTTCACGTTCGCGATCAGGGCCAGCAGCTGGGCCATGCGCGCGTCGTCCGCCTGCGCCCCGAAGGGTTCGAGGCGCGCGTATGCCATCCACTCGGTGAACTCCCGCGAGCTCACCGAGCGTTGGCAGGCGGCGACCGACTTGTGTCCGAGCGCCAGCGTCAGTCGGAACCAGAACCGACGCTCGGGTCTTCCCCCAGTGCAGCGACCAGCTCATCGACCTCGTCCTCGGCCAGACCGGAAAGCTTCTGGGCCACCCGGAACACGCGTTGGAGCGCGGCGGCGTTCTTCCTGCCCAGTGCCTCGACCTGGCCATCGCTGAACACGCGGCTGTCGTCGGCCTTGCGCACCGACGCGGCGACGAGCTTGGCGCGCATGTTCCGGAGGTTGACCTCGCGGCTCTTCCCCCGGTTCTCGAGCAGCGAGATCTCGAACGCGTCCCGCTCGGTGCCGGTGAGCGACCGGACGCGGAGGCGGAAGCCCCATTCGGGAACATCCACCATCTCGTCCTGGAGGTCGCGCAGGTCGAGGACCGACGCGGCGTCCTCCAGCAGCGGCAGCGTGGCGGTCTTGCCGGCCATCACGAGCCCGCCGCGGCGAAGACGGGTGCACCCGAGGGTCGGAGCGTCACGTCCGCCGAGAGGTGGCCGTCGACCGGGGCGCTGTTGCTGAACCCGGTCACGTACGCCGAGAACGACCAGGTGCTGCCATCCGGGTAGGTCAGGACGTAAGCGTCGAGGGACCGGTCGCCCCATGCCGCCAGCAGGCCGGTGTCGTCGTCGTGGGTCGGGTCCGACGGCAGGAAGACCAGCGGGAACGTGATCTCGCCGGTGCGCTTGATGGTCGGGATGAACTCCTCGACCCCGTCGGGAGAGTCGTGGTTGGTGATCTCGTCCGTGTCGGTGGACAGGTCCGGGCCTGAGATGTCCTGGATCTGGGCTATGTGCTGGGCAGCCCGGGTCAGGGTGGTGCCCAGCGTGCCGACGGCTTCGCTCACTTCGTGTTCCTCCTATCGCTTGCTGATGACGAGGCCCGATGCCCGTGCCCGCTGCTCGGGCGTGGGCTGGGCCGTGGCGTGGTGCCTGATCAGATGGGCCCGGATCGCGGCGTCACCGGAGACGTCACCCCGGTCGGTCTTGGCGATCCGGCAGAACGGGCAGCGGTACAGGGCGCGGCCCTGCCAGACCTCGGTGAAGAAGGGGCCGCGGTCGGGCTCCGCCGGCCGCTTCGCGCGCTTGGGCGCCGTCGACTCCACCGGGACCTCCGTCGGTTCGATGGGTGGTGCGTCACGATCCATGGCCGCCTCCGATCCACTGCACGAGCACGTCGATGACCCGCCGGTAGTTGCCGACGTCCGGGCGCCAGTCGTCGATCGAGATGTCGACCAAGGCCGATGCGATCCAGACGTCGCCCCACGGTCCGGTGAACCCGTCGACCGCCGACTGGACCTCCATGCCGAGGACCTCGGCCGCCCGGGCGCTGTCGGCCCAGCAGCCGATCTGGACCCGGGAGCGCTGGAACGTCGGGCGGGTCGGTCCCTCACCACCCTGGGCGTCGCCGTGGCTGTGGAGCGGCCCCTCGCCGCCGACGAGCTGGTACACGACGGCAGGGAGGACGGCGCCCTGCGGCAGCGTCAATGGGTAGACGCGGTCGCCGACCGAGAGCACCGACGAGAGGTGGGCGAAGAGGCCGTCGCCGAGCGTCATCGCGCGACTCCCTCTGCGGCCTTGGCGAGCACGTCGCCGGCGGCCTGCACGGCCCGCTCCTGCGCGGTGTCGAACGCGGGACGCGCCGACGGCTCGGCGGGGCGGTCGGCATCGCCGAACTCGAGGCGCGCCGCATACGCGAACGGCTGGTCGCCGTCCGGGAGCCCGGGCACCTTCCGCGGAGCCACGGAGCCGGACGCGCCGGCCTTGGTCTTGCCTGCCTTGGCGGCACCCTCGAGCGAGCGCTGGTAGTTGGCGTCGAGGACCGGCACGCGACCCTGCCACTCATCGGCGAGCACCCCGCCCGCGGCCAGGAGCGCGTCCTTCGACGCCTTCACCCGGACGACGTCGTCCAGCTTCGCGAGCGCCGCCGCCAGCTCCGGTCCGCCCTCGAGCGTCGCCTGGAACTTCGTGGACATGACGCGGCCACGGCGGCCGATGACGTTGGTGATCCGGACGGCACGCGCCATCACAGGGCAACCTGACGGGCGACGAGGACCGTCTCCCGGCGTCCCAAGGTCGGTGCCACACGGACGATGTCGTACACCGCGAGGCCGTCGAGCACGACCATCTCCGGCCGCACCTCGGGGTGGTGCCCGGCGAGCACGATGTCGTAGCGGTCCTCGACGGTGACCAGGTCGGGGTCCCGGGTCTCCTCGACCGCGGGCATGATCGTCGCGGCGACCGAGGCGAGCGCCTCGATCGTCTCGAAGGTCTGGCTCACACCGCCGGCGGGGTCGCGGACCTCGACGGGCGCCTGGATGGCGACGCGGGTCCGGAAGCGCATCAACGTGCTCCCGCCGCGCTGTACGGCACGGAGCGCGGCACGGGCGGGTCCGCGGGGCGGATGGCCCTCAGCAGCTCGTTGCGCTGGCGCAGGTACTTGCCGTAGGTCTCCGACCAGGGACCGGCTCCTTGGGCCGCCATCCCCGGCTGGACGTTCAGCTCGAGCTGGATTAGCTGGACGAGCACCGTCCGGCGGATCGGGGAATCGTCGGTCGGCGTGTACGTCACGACCGTCCGATCACCCCACAGCGCCATCGCCAGGCGCCGGAGGTACCGTCCCTCGATACGCACGTCCGATGGGTCGACCTCGGTCTCGATTCCACCATGGATGTCCACCACGGACGTGACGGAGGTCGGGGCTTGGCGCAGCAGGAGCAGCGTCCGGCCGGGCGCACTCATGGCCTCGGTGCATCAGGCTGCTGCCTTCAGGGCTGGGCTGGCGAGCCAGGCGGCGATCGCGTCCATCGCGGCGCGGGCTGCGCCTTCGACGGGTCGGGCGTAGACCGAGGCGATGACCCGCTCACGTTCGGTG